GTGACGCCTCCATTCGACGAAATAAGTGGTGCAAGCACAAAAACCACAAATGTGCCACCAGTTGCTTCCGTTGATCCCAGGACCTCATTCCTCCAGTGGAAGAGAATATTCTTCTCATGACTCCTTTCTTCGACACCGAGGTAGCTTCCTTAACGTCAATGATGTCATAAGGAAACACAGTCATGTCCGCGAGTGTGTGTGCGTTGCTGATGTTGTAGTTTGGTGGCATTCTGCAACATCCGAGCTTTCCACCGTTGAAACCCGTTCCAGCGATTGTAAAAGTCCAGACGAGTCCTCCAGTCCAGGCATTGTAAGGTGCAGCAAAGTATTGCACATACGCATTTGCACCTCGAGGTGAAATGGGCTGGTCATAAATGATAGTACCAGCATTCTGAGTGGAAGACCAAGCGATGGATGCAACGGCGATATCCTTGTCGTAGAGTTCTCGAGGAAGCATTCCAGGCGCGCCTGTTCCAGAAGTGATGAAACGACTAAGGCTCTCTGTCTTCTGTTCGATTGGTGCCATTGGAGTTGCTGGCCCCTCTCCAGGTCCATGGGTATGCATTGGTGTCTCGCCATCTCCGACAACAGCTGGTTGGGACATACTTTCGAACTTGAATCTCTCAATTTCATATGTCGCCTGAGAATCCTCGGATAGATCAGTTCCCCACACGATGTTGAAACACGCGGTGTAGGACAGCCATTTCTGATGTTTGATTCCGGCATCCACGCAACACTTCATGAGGTGGTTGCGCATCTCCTCCCAGAAATCAATTCCATGATTGACTGCTTCGATGAGTGCCATGTCCAGAGTTCCAACAATCGTGCACGTATCAAATCTGACTGCATCTGGTTCCCTCCAGAAATCGTGAGGTTTGTTCGTGAGAACCAAACTCAACATCTTGTCAAAACTTGACTCGAGCAGAGCACCGCACCAGTAGTGTGATTCCTTTCCATTGGGCAGAGTAGCTTTCTTGAAATTCCTCTTCAAGAATTCGAGCTCATGCAACTTCCGAAATTTCACACTCTTCGCATCAGTCTTGTCAGCTGGTGTGCACACGACTCCAAATTCGGCACAGACTTCGATGTATCCGCGAGGGTTGAAAATGTGTTGTGCACCAAGCGCAACAGTACTCATCCCATCGTCGCCATAGAAAGACGACGCAACGTGACGCATGAATTGATCGAAGTTAGCCATCTTTGGTTCGTGTTCAATTTCACATCTCCTCATCCACACATAGTAATCGTAGATGAAATGAACGATACTATTGTCTGATCCGGTCATTGGTTGCCCTGATGGGTTGCCTCCTGGCAACACGGCAACACAATCACGATACAACACGAGTGGTCGTTGAACTGACTTGTGTAACGTGTTCCTGATGATGTCGTCTTCTGGCTTCCAGTTTGGGTCGTTGATCCTGTAGATCTTGTTCCACACTCGAGGTACTTTCTCCATCACTGTAAGTGGCACAGTTGAGTCAAAATTCGTCATGTCGATATCGAAACCGACATTTGAAACTCGTGAATGCCAGTTATAAAGGAGATGAAAACCTTGTCCAAGTGGATTGATTCCGATCTTGATAGGATGTCGTTCGTGTGTCTCAGAAAGTGCAGCAACAGCGGCATGAAAGTACATTCGATCTGCAAGTACTTTGTCGACTGGCGCACCCCAAAAGATTCGAGTCCCTGGTTCTTTGTAGATCCTCTTGAGCTTTCTTGGCTCATCCTTGAGGGTTCCACAATTAACTGAGGCTGTTCGAATCCCATGACGGGCGCACTCAATCAATTGGTCCACTGCAAGGTTCAGCATCTGGCCCTTTTCGTCTTTCCTAAGAACCCAAATCTGTTTTGTCTGATCGAACTCGAGGTAGG